ATATGTGGGAAAGTATTTACTTATTTTCCAAAAGGCACATTCTTCTTGGTGGTGGGGAAGAGGAATGGAATCCAGAAAACTCTTTCATTCTCTTGTGGATGAATATTGGGATAAAATGGATCAAATACATAAAAATGCTGTTGAAGATAATATCACTCGCTTAGGTTCTGGTCCAGAATCACAAGCATTTCATACTTATACAAAAGAAGATCATTCAAAACTGAGATTTAAATTTAATAATTCTGATTTAATTGAAAGAAACTATTCTCAGGTATATCAAGATATGTTTATTCTTTCTATGTTAAATGGAAAGAAGAATGGAACTTTTCTTGAGATTGGTGGTGCAGATCCATTTAAGGGAAATAATACTGCACTATTAGAGAAAACTTTTGATTGGAAAGGTGTTTCTATTGAATATGATGAAAAGTTTATTGAAAATTATAGAAATAACAGAAGTGCAAAATTACTTCATGACAATGCACTTACAATGGATTATGAAAAACTTTTATCTGAAAACTTCGAAGGAAATGTAGTTGATTATCTGCAGTTAGATATTGAACCTGCAAGACACACTTATGATTGTATGTTAACAATACCTTTTGATAAGTATAAATTTGCAGTAATTACATATGAGCATGATTATTATGTTGATGTAACCAGATCTTATCGTGAGAAATCTAGAAAGTTTTTGGAAAGTAAAGGTTATGTATTAGTTGTTAATGATATATCTCCAGATGGTAAATCAAACTTTGAGGACTGGTGGGTGCATCCTGATTTGATTGATAAAGATATTCTTTCAAAGATGAAATCAATTTCAAATAATACTCAACATTCAAAAGATTATATCTTTGGATTAGTATCGAAAAAAATAAAAGAAATTAAAGTTAATTTTTTTGAAATCAACTCAATCTCAAAAGGAAGTTCTTGGATTGTAGATAATTTTTATGAAAATCCAGATGAAGTTAGAAAGTTTGCTCTAGAGCAAGATTATCTTGAAGGTGGAATTGGAAGAGGATTTATTGGTAGAAGAACTAATCAACAGTTCTTATTTCCTACTCTCAAAGAAAGATTTGAGCAGATTATGGGAAGAAAAATAACTGCTTGGGAAGAGCACGGAATGAATGGTAGATTCCAAATTACTTGGGCTGGTGAACCTCTTGTATATCATTGTGATAGTCAACAATGGGGTGGAATGTTATATCTGACTCCTGGTGCCCCGTATCAATGTGGAACAACCTTGTATGCTCATAAACAAACTAGAGCAAGGACTTATTATGATCAGGGGTGGGATGCTGCTTGGGCCAATATTCCTGGAGATCCACATTTGGACGGAACTCCATTTGAACCTGTTGATGTTCTTGGAAATGTTTACAATCGTCTTGTAATTTTTGATGCAAGTTGTATTCATTCTGCTTCTGAATATTTTGGAACAGTTAAAGAAAATGCAAGACTATGGCAAATGTTCTTTTTTGACACTTGACACCTGACTCAAAATCCCTTATAATATGAAGGTCTTCAACACTCCTTGTATCTTTGGGAATGAAGACCCTTTCTGTGGTGAGAAAGGCAATGGGTGGTATAATGAGAGGAGAGAAATCTCCTCTTTTTTCTTATATAAATTACTTTAGATATTAAACAATTATGAATTTTACAATTTACTCAAAAGAAAATTGCCCCTACTGCTATAAAGTCAAACAGGTGCTAGAGTTGACAGGAAGTAACTTTGTGGTGTATAATTTAGGAGAAGATTTTACCAAAGAAGAATTCTATTCGGAATTTGGTGAAGGTTCTACATTTCCCCAAGTACTATGTGATGATCAAAAACTTGGTGGATGTACTGATACTGTTAAGTTTCTGAAAGAGAACCAACTTGTTTGAATCAAACATAAATAATAATAACTACGATGGTATAAATCGTGGTGTAGAACTTATACTCGGAGGGGGCAAAAAACGGCAACCAAATAATTTTCATATTATTTTTAAAAAGTTGCTTTGGTTTTTAAAACGAGAAGTAACTATCTATTTTGAGTTTTCTTTGACGATAAAGAAAAGAAAAACAATCCCTATAAGGAGAAAGCAAAATGTTAGCAGTTAGCTTAGTACTAGGTTCTTTTTTAATCGTACTGTTCCTTATAGTAGGAGTTGTAAGCGGATGGGTTGCCAGAGAGTATATGTTAAATTATCAAGACAGACCAAAACTTCATCCAGAATTTTTTGATGATAATGGAAATGTCATTCCTGACGAAGTTTTAGCAATTAGTTTTCATCCAGATTATTTTGAAGATGAAGAAGTTGATGATGACGATAACGACTAAATAACACACAACCATATTGAATTAATTTTTTATGAGCATGACGACACAGAAAAAAACAATTGATAGAGCAACATCTACAACAGCACCAAAAAAACCAGTTGTAGAAAAAGTTCCTGATCTACCAGCAAACCCCTTTATTTTTGAAGTACTTAATGTAGTCTCAAAAATGAGATCAAATGCAAAAAAAGTTGAAGCACTCCAAAAGTTTGCTGATCCTGCGCTAAAATCAATTTTTATTTGGAATTTTGATGAGAGTATCATTTCTCTCCTTCCTGTAGGAGATGTTCCTTATTCTGCCGTTGATGAGCAGAATTCATTTAAAGGTACTCTCAGTGAAAAAATTGGAGATGCTGTAGGAAAAATGCAAGAGATTGGTAGCAACTCTCTTGGTTCTCAGGATCAGGGACGCTCTTCAATTCGTAAAGAGTATAGTAAATTTTATAACTTTGTAAAAGGTGGCAATGATGGACTGAGTTCTCTTCGTAGAGAAACAATGTTTATCAATGTTTTGGAGGGTCTTCACCCACTAGAGGCAGAAATTCTTTGCCTTTGTAAAGATAAAAAACTTGAAACTAGGTATAAAATCACGAAGGAAAATGTTTCCGAAGCCTATCCCGATATTACTTGGGGAGGCCGTTCGTGAGTAGACTTCGTGATGTCGTAAAAAAGGCACAGGAGGAAGCAGTCTTGGACAAGTCTGATCAAAGTATTATCGTTCCTTCTCAGTATGGATGCGAAATACTTTTAGAAAAAGCAACACTACAACAATTAAAGGATCCATCATTTCCCCTTGATGCACATATTGTAACTTATATTGTTAAGGGTGAGACTTATACGGATCTATGTCGTGGAAGTAAAGTAAAAATCTTTGACTTATATTTTGATAAGTTTGGGCACGGTGCAGTTCAGAAAATTGCTTGGGGATATGGTAAGGTAAGTCCAAAAATCTGGGGATACAAAGCACCAGAAAAGAAAAAACGTAAGTGATTTCTAAATTAATTGGATAAATAATCTGACGTTCATTTGCTATTTGCGAATAGCAAACGGAAGTAGGAATACCGAAGGAACGCACCAATACCCACAAAGTAAAGGAGCACCCTAATGAAAAATAAAAACAACTGGCAGCTTATTTTAATCAAGCAACAAAAAGAAAAAGAAAATCGCAAGCAACAAGCAAAACTTGCAATGGCAATGCGTTGATATTCTGGAGGGGGTTGATCCCCTCCTTTTTTTATGCTAGAATAAATTGAAATAATTTTAACCTATGGATAAGGAAAAAGTAAAACTTATCGTTCGTAATTTAGAACTCCTTGTGGATTCTTTGAAGGCAGAAATTTATTCTGACGTATCATCATATCGATTTGATGATATTAAACCAAGAGAAGTAGATTATGACGAAATCTTTGAGGATGACGATGACTAAAAGAGCAAAACAATTGGTGAAGATGCTTGAGAGACTTACAAAACAGGATCATTTGTATTCTGGTGAGCAACTCAAGGAAATGAAAGCACAATTGCGAGTTGTAAAGGAAGAACTTGCACAAATCGAAGCAAAAGTATCAAAAGGATTTGGAAAGAAATGAGACCTATTAAAGCAAAGGATCTTTTAGAACTAGATCAAAATATGAAAGTTGTGATGCTTCGGCAGACACAACTTCCACAGACTCTTGTTTATCAGGGTGGAAAGAATGATTATTCTGAGGAACCTATTCATACAAAGTTTCCCCCAGCAGAAAAGGAATGTGGTAAATGGGTTATTGAGCAGTTACTTGCAAATGAACGTGGGCACTGGGGTCCATTGGAGCATCCTGCGATTACTATGGACTGTGTTGGATTTGTTCATAATGTAATTGTTCAGGCACGAACTCATCGTGTTGGTGTATCATTTGATGTTCAGTCTCAACGTTATACTGGTCGTCGTGTTCTCAAAGTTGCTAAGGGTGAACTCAAACCCCAAGAGGTTTATTATGTGCGTCCAGAAGGTCTCTATTTGGACCGTAAAGGGCACAAGTATGAATGGACTAGGAATGATTATGAAAGGCAGTTAAAGTTCTGTCTGGCGGCATCTGAGAGGTATGCAGAAGCATTTGATACTCGTGGTATGGCAGAGGAGCATCTCCGAGATTATCTTCCACAGAATATCCGTCAAAACTTTGTGGTTTCATTCTCATTGAGAGCAGCACTACATTTTCTAGATCTTCGTGCAAAGATGGATGCTCAACTTGAGATTCAGGCACTCTGTGAAAGCATGGTGCCTATTATTCGAGAATGGGTTCCTGAGATCTTTAGTTATTATGAAGAGAAGCGTCTTCATAAGGCACGTTTGAGTCCATAAATATTTTTGTAAATTATTATACACAATGGCAATTTATCCGATTATTCATAAAGAAACTGGTGAGACGAAAGTGCTTGAAATGAGTGTTCACGACATCACTCAGTGGTATCAAGACAATCCTCAGTGGTCAAGGGATTGGTCACAAGGATGTGCCACACCAGGAGATGATGTTCTTGGAAAAGCAGCAAAAGCACCTGGTTCTCGTGTAAAGAAAATCTAACCTACCTAATATGGCAAGAAGAAAAAGGACTAATGATCAACAAAATGATGTTGGCCTTACAACCCGTCAGGCAAAGAAAAAGAAAGCACTTGGCAACGAATATCTTTTAGATATTGAACCTCTAACAGACAATCAAAGAAAACTTTTTGATGCATATGCAGAAGGCAAGCACCTTGTTGCCTATGGATGTGCAGGAACGGGTAAGACTTTCATCACTCTTTATAATTCTCTCCGTGAAGTTCTTGATGAAAGAACTCCTTATGAGAAAATCTATCTGGTTCGTTCTTTGGTTGCCACAAGGGAGATCGGTTTCCTTCCTGGTTCCTATGAGGATAAATCAGACATCTACCAGATTCCTTATAAGAATATGGTAAAGTATATGTTCCAAATGCCTTCCGATGCTGAGTTTGAGATGCTCTACGGCAATCTTAAGTCACAGGAGACGATTAAGTTCTGGAGCACCTCATTTTTAAGAGGCACCACACTTGATAATGCAATTGTGATTGTAGATGAATTCCAAAACTGTACAGCACATGAACTTGATTCAATCATTACTCGTGTTGGTGAGAACTCTAAAATTATGTTTTGTGGAGATGCTACTCAGTCCGATCTACAAAAGACTAATGAACGTAATGGAATTGTTGATTTTATGAGCATCTTGCGTAAAATGCCATCTATTGATATAATAGAATTTGGTGTTGATGATATTGTCCGTTCTGGACTTGTCAAAGAATATATTATTGCAAAATTAGAAGCAGGTTTTTAATGTTCAATCATGTTGATGTGACTCTCCCGCAACTTGAGCGGGAGACTATAGATGGTATTCGATATTATAAAGTTCCTGATGATGAAGTACTACTCAAACTAGTTTCAATCACTTCTATCACAAGTCATTTCAATAAAGAAATCTTTGTGAAGTGGCGCAAGAGGGTTGGGGATGTGGAAGCAGACCGTATCACGAAACTTGCAACAAGTCGTGGTACGGATATGCATACTCTTACAGAGTATTTTCTGAAAAATCAAGATCTTCCTACGGATATTCTTCCAATCTCAGAGTTTCTGTTTAATATTGCAAAGACAACTCTCAAGAATATTGATAATATTCACTCTCTTGAAGGTTCCCTATATAGTAAGCAATTAGGTATTGCGGGAACGGTTGATTGCATTGCCGAATATAATGGCGAGTTAGCAATCATCGACTTTAAGACTTCTAAGAAACCGAAACCAAGAGATTGGATCGATCATTATTTCGTTCAGTGTTGTGCTTATGCCGCAATGTACTACGAACTGACTGGAGTATCAGTCAAAAAATTTGTTATCATTATGTCCTGTGAAGACGGAGAATGTGTAGTTTATGAAGAATACGACAAAGCAAAGTACCTTAAAT